CTGGATTTTCCAGGGGGCCCTTCGACGCCGTGAGGCGTGTCCCCATTACGGGGCGAGGGTCTTTTCTCGGTGCTTTTTGAAAGGGCACCGTGTTACATAGGAGCTTATATGACTACTGGCACACGCACAATTAATCGTACGTGGGTCGGCGCGTCTTACTGTGGAAGCTCAACCACATTCGGCGAGATGATCACCAAGACATGGTCGGGTACGGATACGCCAAAAACGCGTCCGGCCTGGTCCAATGTTTATGATCATAAGACGGGATTAATACGTCGGGTATGGCGTAAGCCACCTCGGCGTCAATTAAAACGTCCCGAAAACTCTTATTCAATGTCCCTGGTACGGGTTAACGACCCGCCCATGTTCATGAAAATAGGAGTCCCGCCGGTTTGGCAGCAAGGGTCCGTGAAAACGTGTTACGGTGGTGGGAGCAATTGGCCCACCGACCCGATCACGGCTAACGAAAAGAACCAGCTCATCGCAAAACTCCGCGAAAGCATTGTTCACTCAGACTTCAACGTCGGAGTTTCCCTTGCAGAAGGGCATCAGTCATTACAGATGATAGGTGACACCGCAACTAAGTTGGCCCGTTCTTTCCGCTTGATGCGGCGAGGCCGGCCTGACCTAGCATGGCGGCAGTTACTTCAATCTCCGGGTCCAGTCCCCAAAGCTGTGCGAAGGCTCAGCCGGAAGGATTTAGACACGGTGGTGCTCGAACTACAGTACGGTTGGGTCCCGCTCGTAAACGACCTCTATGAGGCAGCCAAAAGTTTTGCCCACTTTGCAGAAACACCATGTTCTAAGTCGTACCGGGTTGCAATCCGGCGGACAGGACCATGGCCGACTGCACAGTACAGTGGGTATCGATGGCTTTACGGGAAAAACGAGGCTCGTAGGCAAATCATCGCCAGAGTCGTCGAGGTAAATGTGCCAAAGATGGTCGGTCTTACTGACCCGGCACAGGTACTATGGGAAAAGCTTCCGTGGTCCTTTTTAGCTGATTGGATTCTCCCGATAGGCAGTTTTTTATCTGCGCGCGGGGTGGCCAATTCACTAACTGGAACTTTTATCACGTCCCATAAATGGCATCGAGCAGCCGGGAAACCAGCTGCTGTCGGCGCGTGGACCATTAATGCGCCGGGCTATGTGGAGGAACTGATAAACTTCGACCGGATTGTTAGCACCAGTCTAGTCGCTGCACGTCCAACCATCAAGCCTTTGAGTAAGGTGGCTAGTTGGCAGCATGCTGTCAACGGGCTTGCCCTGCTCTCACAGGTCTTTCGTAACTAAACTTCTCCTTTCATTAATGTATATCGCAGGGTTTCCCATCCTGTGATTCCTCTTAGGGAACAACAATGGCAAATATCGCCAATATCGTCGCCTTTGACGGCGCATCCACACCCATCAGCCACACCTTTGTCCCGATCTCGATTACTCGAGAGAAGGGTATGATCGTAGCTGAGTGGCGCGAAAGCGTCGCGGGTCTCCCGGCCTACGCCTCCCCGCGCATCACAATGCGTATGGAGAAACTGAAGTCGGGGATCTACCGTGTGGAATCTCGGGTAGTCGTCCCTGTAATGGAGTCGATCTCCGGGCAAAACGCGGCGGGTTACACCGCAGCGCCCAAAGTTGCTTATGAGAACACCGAAGTTAACATCGGTTACTTCTCTGAGCGGTCCGAACTCGTGGGCCGCCGGCTGGTTCGCCAGCTTGCGGTTAACGTGATGGGTGGCGTGAGTACTTCTGTAGCGCCTGCCACCACGGGGCCGGCTGTCGAGCTGTTTGATTTGCTCGTCGCGCCGACCTAACCACTTGTGGGTGTGACGCATAACTAGCGTCCCTCCACCCGCCCAATACTTTCCAATTAAGGAGGTAATATGCGTGTACTTCGCGCCTGGACGGACAGTCTTTCGACCGGAGAAACAAATGAGCTCTGTTTACAGCTCGCAACCTGGCACTTGGGCCAAGTCCACGAGGCTAGCCCAGAAAGGGAACGCATCGCTGCTGGTCTTGCTAGCCGCGATTATCGTTCTCTGTGTGACGTTCTTCTCGATTATACAAGTCTCAACCCGCTCGATTCCTATCACCTGAGACAGATCCAAGCGTTTTACCAAAAACGCGAAGACCTTGACTTTGGCGTGGATAGAGAGGCAAAGGCCTTTGAGAAGTTTACGTCAGTCGAGCGGCACTGTGCCGCCACCAACGACATCTTCCGGAAATGGGCACGAGGTCAGTTCTTTTTTCGACCTCGCGTTGAGGCTGCCATCTATGGCGCCCAGCGTAAAATTGCAACTATACTCGGGGATGTTCCGAGGTTGGCGGACTTGAAGTTCCGCTTCGGCCCTGGTTCAACGACGCAAGTCAAAAAACGTGACGCTCACCCGTTGGTTAAATTGGGTGAGCCACTCGCGTGTAGCAAGGACATGCTCGGCGTCCTCCCGGACGTATTGCATGAGCTGAGTGGCTGGGTCTTCTCCCATCAGGAGGGGTGCTCAGACACCGCCGGTGTTGCCGTTGAGATCGTTGACGGCCGCATCGCCTTTGTCCCGAAGAATTTCGAAACCGATCGTACAATTGGCCAGGAACCATCTTTAAACATGATGGTACAGCTGGCTTATGGCGATTACATCGCTGATCGGCTCTTGAAGTTCGGTATTGACCTCACTGACCAGACAAAGAATCAACGTCTGGCTCGTGAAGGGTCGATTACTGGCGCTTTAGCAACGTCAGACCAATCCAGTGCCTCTGATTGTGGTGCCATGGAATTTGTATGGCACATGCTCCCGGTGGATTGGGGGCTTGCTTTAGGAAGTGCGCGTACTAGTACGTACACCTACGAAGAGCAAACAATTAAGCTTCAGAAGTGGTCTTCGATGGGTAACGGTTATACCTTCCCATTGGAGTCTCTCTATTTCTATGCCATTGCGGCTGCTGCTTCAGAGATTA